GTCCTGTTATTTGTGATGGTTTGTAGCGATATTCTGCGTATCTTTCCTGGTAACCGAAGACGTTTTCGTCTAGTTGGGTTCCATCTGCGAAGATCTCTTTCGAGAGGATTGTTTGTTCTCCAATCATGGAGAGTGCGGGCCAGTAGTAGTCGAAGCGGGTCTGTCGACTCCACATTCGATTTAGCCCTTGTTGATATGTTATGTCGGCTCTGACGTTTACGAGACCGATGATGACGCAGTGCTCCGTAAAGGAGCGCGTAAAACCGTGGTTATTTAGTGAGACGGTGCCGAATGCTGAAAGGTTGCCTTGTGGCGTAGTGGCGTCCGTTGACGAGGTTTGTTGTACAGGGTTTATGTTGATCATGGAGGATCCTCCACCCAGGAATTCGGGACGCTGTAAGCGTTGATCTGGTGACGTGACACCGAAGTGTGAGCGGATTATTTCTGTGTAGCGAGTTCCGCCGCGTGCGTCTCTTTCTTGGAGACGTTGAATTTGGAACGCTTGCCGGAGCTCGTTGATTGTTGCAGCTGTTGCTGTGCTTAGATCCGCGAAGAGTGGGAAGCCGGTTACCTGCGGTCCGATTTTTAAGTTTGGTCCGCTGGCGTCGAACGCCAGGTCGTTGCCGCCGATGATTCCGACTGATGTTACGTCGAGGTTTCCACCGGCGGTGTTGTCGATCCCGACTGGTGCTTGTGACCCTAACGGGAGCAGTACGGGATTTCCGTTATCTTTTTGTGGCCATGGCAATGCTGATGTGAAGTAGTCGTGTCTTTTGGTTCGTCGGACTGGCGATCCGTAGGATGCTGCTGGGTCCGGACCGTCGTCGGTATGGATGGTGAGTGATCCGCCGAGGTTTTGGTCACGGAACCACTCATTGTAAATGAGGTTGTAGGCGCGAAAGTGCAGTGCGTTAGCAGTGATGTCAGCGATGCCAGTAGGAATGCCGAAGTAGTCGGCGATAGTTTCGAGCGCAAAGTTTTGCGGCTCGAGTTCAGGTACGAGGAAGTCTGTTGAGTCTCCCGGGTTGAATTGAGATCCATTGAATTTTTCCCAGTTGTCCCATATGAGCCGTATTGGAACGGCGAAGAAGAATGTTTCCATGAACATGTTGTCCATGATGGGGTGTATAGGGGTGGCGAGACGGGCGAAGCCCGTCATTGCCATGTTGAAGGTGTCACCTGGGAGTGCTTCGTCGCAGTAGATCGGAATGAGTCTTCCGGCGTCGAAGGTTGTCTTGAGTCCATGTGATCGGTCGAAGCTGCTACGCGGTATTTCCGCCGCGGGTACTTGAGAGAATTGATGGACCATGACTGATTTGTTCATCGTTTATTCCTTTGATTGTTTCGATACCGGTTGCGATTAGCTCCCGGTCGTAAGGGATGATTTTTGAGTTTGTGTCGTCGTATTCGCCGATCAGATAGAGACTGTAGTCTTCTGGATTTTTGCCGAAGGCGTGTGTGATGTCGTTAGTCATGTTAGCGAAGGCTCTGACGGCCATCGCAGGTTGATGGAGTGTGAATGGTGGCAGGTAAGCGCCTGCGGCGAGATCGTGAATTGCGAACATTTTGTGGATCATTATATTTCCTCTAAGGTTCTTGGAAGCCTTGATAATTGGTGTTCTTTGCATTTTTCACGAACGCGTAAGCGATCGCAAGTGTTGTCGATTTGATTTTCTGCCGCGTATTTGGCGCGTTTTTCTTTGAGTTCCTCTATTAATTGCGGATTTTCCCGCCCCATAAGAATGTCATAGTAGCGGGGGATAGGATGCTTTTTTCCGTCCATGACGACGAAGTCGTGCGGATAGAGATCGTTTTTGTATAGCTGGAACCATCCGTAGCCGAGTCCTGGTCGGCGTGACATTGTTGTGTATTCTTTTTTGAGTTGGATGATTTCGCCTGTTTCCTTGTCGAGGTTTTCATAGTGGGTAGTCCCGTCTTCGCCGGGTTCGTTGGCTGCGTTCCCGTTCAGTTTCTTCATGATGTAGCGAGCGCAGTAGCCTGCGCTCTGCCAGGTCACGTTCCCGATTGTCGAGAAGCCGAACGGCCAGAGTTTTGTAAGCGTGTTTGAGGTGAATATGTCGTTGCCATTGGATTGTTTGAATAGCGTTTGATCCTCGAATTTTATGTTGAAGAGACAGGCGTGGTAGTGAGGTCTCAGGTTTTTTTCGCCGTATTCTCCACAGTGGAAGAATCGGATTTCCTGAGTTTCGAAGTGCCGTCTGAGCCTTTTCATGAAGTCCTGAAAGTGCTTGACGTCGAGAGATCCGTCCCAAGGGAGATCCTCGTTTCGATAGGTGAGTGTGATGAAGCAATTGTCATCATAGAGCTGCGCTTCGTGAACGCAGCGTATGGCCCAGGAGCGGGATCTGTCGATCCTGCAGCCGATACATTGTCCGCAAGGGACTTCCATGTACGGTCCTACTCCTGGACGCCAGTTGATGACGAGCTTCCCTGTGGGGCCTTGAAAGCCCCCGAGAGGGTGATAGCAGGGCATATCACATGCGGGTTCCGCCGCGTTTTATGGGGCCGCCCATGTTGCGGCGGTTTATGCGGGTTGCCCCGCGTTTGAAGTTTCGCTTTGATGATTTTCTTGACATTTTTCGTCGTTTCATGATTTTCACTTCCGTATTGTTTGGAAGTCATTTTTTTGACTTCCGTAGTCGGCCTCTCGGCCGGGATTTAAGAGAGCGATTTATTGTTTTGGTGTCAGTCTGCCTATTGACATCAAGTAGGTCATAGGCAGGCGCCCTCAGGTATTAGTTATTTTCCTCCGTTTTGGGCGCCGGTTCGGTCGTTTCCTCCCTTTTTGGAGCTTCAGTAAGCTCCTCTGAGACGTTTTCGTCTACAGATAGTGGAATGGTAGCGCCCTCGGCTAAAAGTCCGAGAGCGTGGAGTTCAGCGGCTGCTGTGTCCTCATCGAGGTTATCGACGAAGTCCAAGAATTCCGCTGGTTGGTTATTGAATGCTTTACGAGCAGCTGCAGGTAGCTCGTTAAACATGTTTTGTGCGCTCGCAATGATCATCTGAGATTCAGTGAATGTGAGCGAGCTGCAGTCGTGGTAGTTGGCGTTGAATTTGGCCACGTGGTCTACGACCCCGGTTTTTTGATATTTGGCCATTATGTTGTTGATGTCGCAGGATTCTGCGAAGGATTGTTGCGTCATGCTGTCGCCTGACGGTAGCGCGTAAACGCGCTGTCGTTCTGAGTACGCCGATCTGATTTCAGTCATTGATATGTTCTCGGGTTATTGAAGTATTGATTTCGATAGCTATCGAGTGTTCGACGGACTCCTCGAGGAGTGTCGTTCCCGTATTTTTTCGGTTGCCCTTTTCTTGCGGTCGGTTTTTTGCCGCTCGAGCGGCGAGGTAGTTTTCTACTGATGAGTGCTCCGACTCCCATGCCTGGGAGGAATTTGTTTATTGCATTTAGTAGCGGTCCCATTAGCTCGAAAGTCTCGGCTTGGATCTGTGCCGATCGAGCGTTGGCCGCTGTATTGTTTTGTTGCTCGACCAGGAGCCCTATGCGGGCGTCTATTTCTTTTTCTGTGTGGTCGAGTATTGACGTTGCACGTTTTGTTTGTGCCGTCTCTGCTGTTGCTTTTGCCATCTGAATCCGTATGGATTTCAGTTCCTCGCGTTGTCTTTTTGTTGCCAGCGCTGACGCTGGTGCTGATTGTATTGCGCCGCCTATGCCGGCTTGCTCATTTTGCATTATTGCTGTTGCGCCAGAGGGGGTACTTGCAGCGTTACCTAGTGCAAGGATTCTGTTTAGTCCAGCCGCTTCGAGGTCGCTAGCGCTACGTTGATACGCGGTATTGGACATGCGTTCTTCGAACGCCATTTTTTCTCTGGCTAGTGCTATGTTTTGCTCGTTGGCTTTTGCTGTTCCTTTGTCTGTTCTGCGTCCGCCTATTAGACCGGCCGCCGCGGAGATCGCGGCGCCGATCCAGCCTTTTTGTTTTGCTGGTCCTCTGAATTGTTTCATCAGAAGTGGTCGATCATGCCTGGTACACCGTAGGTGGGCATTGGGCGCGCGCAGCGTAGATTGAAGTATGCATCGAACAGGAAGTGCGGTTCGCTAGGTACAGCGATTACCCTGTCTATTGGTGGATTGTCGGCTATGAATTGAGCCTCGAGTGTTGGACGTGTGGCGAAGTCCTCGGAGAGGTGCCAGACGTCTAGTGACTGTGCAGCGGAGCTGCGGAAGAGTCCTGTTATTTGTGATGGTTTGTAGCGATATTCTGCGTATCTTTCCTGGTAACCGAAGACGTTTTCGTCTAGTTGGGTTCCATCTGCGAAGATCTCTTTCGAGAGGATTGTTTGTTCTCCAATCATGGAGAGTGCGGGCCAGT